TTAATATTCCAAATCCTCAGAGAGTGGTTTGGCATTTGGAATGAGGTTGATACGCCGGGCAGTCAGAGAGTCGTCCTGCCCCATGATCGCATGTACCATAACCGTCATCCCGGATATCAGTCCTGTGCCCTCGTCCACGACTTGTCCTCTTGGAAATCGAATGATGGTGTCGGGAGTCAGGGCAATCGTGATCGTTGAGTCATCTATTAAGGTTAGTGAAATACTGGATTCATCAATTGCAGCAATGACCCCTTTATAATTCATCGGTTGTCCATGCGGATTACCGGTAATGCCGGCAGCTTGATTGATGGCATTTTGAGTAGCCATTGCGCCAGGTGTTTTTAACAATCCGGGTGGGGTTTTTTTGCCAACAACGGGACTTGCCGAAGAAATGTTTAAGGTGGATACCACCAAAAACAAAGTCATAATGAACGTAAACACGATCAGAAATCTTTTAATTTTCATGATTACCTCTAATTCTGCAATACCAATAATTAATCTACTTTTTATTATACCCATCAAAAAGGAAAAAATACCTTTCAATATCGATGACCTGTTTTTGACCCTGCGACTTATTTTTACCCGATATGATTCGTTTTTGTTTCAGAAATTAATCAAAAACAAAGAAAACGAATCAAATTTGAATTCAAAAAAATGGTTTTGGTTGGTGCTTTGTTTTTTGTTTTTATGCACGAATCATTAGCCTTTATTCTAAAGAAAATGAAACCTTTGTAGCGAGATTATTATAGAACTTTTGTTCTTTTTGTCAAGTGAGTGGATAAAAGAGGGAACAGATATTTTGTCATTAAACAATAACCTGACTGCGCTTATTGATTGTCGCAATCAGGTTGTGTTTTGCCATTATTTTTGTCGGGGCGGGCGGATTTGAACCGCCGACCTCCCGGACTTACAGTTATTACCTATCATACCGCAAAAAGGCAAAATCGGAATGTATGATTTTGTATGTGCGGATTCCAGTATTTCGTTGACAAAAGCGGAGAAAGAAGCCCTCCATTATTTGATGCAGGGTGATACTCAAGCACAAGCTGCCGTTCGGTTAGGAATCAGTGAGCGGTCTGTCAACAGGCGGTTGGAATCCGTTCGCAGAAAAACAAAATGCAAAAGCACTATAGAAACTGTTGTTTTTGTGCTTCAAAACCGATTAATATAGTGTCGTATTTCCCCCGGTAGTAAATTAATTCTATATGCTTTATCGTTTAATGGTGATCAGTCCTGGTCACCATTATTGGTATTTTATAGGTGAGGTGAGAGATGAAGCAGTTCTTTAAATGGTTGTTCCGTGCCTTCGTGTTTATGGCCGCAGTCGTGGTCGTCTTATTTGCCCTTGATTACGTTCTCCCACCTGGCTGGGAACTGGGCGCTCTCTTCATCCTTTCGATCGCATCCGCTGCCCTGTCTTTGATGTTCAGTTACTTCAAAGGCTGGCGGGTAGAGTTTGCTTCCCTTCCTGACAAATATAAATCATGGGTCAATATACTCGCCGTTATCATCGTTGCTGGAGTTGTTTATGGATTGGGCTGCTCAGGTCTATTAACTATCGTGGGATTGGTCTGCACAGTCGCTGGTCTGAAAACATTCCTTACTTACATTGCAGTATCCCTTGTGATCAACCAGACATTTGATTACCTCAGTGTTGATTCTCCCGATGTGAAGGCATTGAAAGCGGGAAAGATCGTCAAGCGCAATACTATTCAAGGATAATCCAGTGGAAGCCGACCTGGTTTCATTACTGGTGCAAGTTCCTTTAGTGGGAGTCTTCATCTGGTATTCGCTTGAAATGAATAAGCGATCCAACCAAACCCAGAAGGAATTCATGAACGCGCTTGATAAAAGAGATGAAGCATTCGACAAGCGAAATTCTGCTGTGATCACAGCCATCAATAGCATGAATGAATCGATCTGTACTCAGTTGAAGAACATTCAACATCAAGACGAGGATCATGATCGATTTGTTCGTGATAACACTGTGAAGCGTCGATCATCCCCTAAGTGATTATCATGCCTCCTCGAGCCCAAAGAATCTGCAGTGCATCTGGATGCCCAGAGATTATAGCCTCTGGTTCTTTGTGTTCATCCCACAAGAGAGCAGCTGATCAACTCAGAGGTTCTTCATCGAAGCGTGGTTATGGAAGTGGATGGCGCAAGATACGCGCAGCGTTTCTACAGAAACATCCTTGGTGCTGTGATCTATTTGGCGATCATCAAGGTAGGCAAATAAAAGCCAAGCATGTTGATCATATCTATCCCCGAGAAGAAGGTGGATCTGATATGGATACTAACCTTCAGCCTTTATGCCAATCTTGTCACAGTAGAAAGACTGCTTTGCTCGACGGAGGCTTTGGAAATTCGAAGCAGGTAGGGGATATTAAATCTCTACGAAGCTTGCAAAAGTAAACCGTGTGCTAGGCAGATTTTTGTGTGTACGGGTTGGGAGAGTAGAAAAATCTTGAACGGATATTATGCCAGGTCCTCCACCAAAAAACCCTGTGGTTCGGCAGCGCAGAAACAAGTCGTCGAGCCGGGCTATTCTCATCAGCAACCCTGCAAGCATGTTGGCCGACCACCCTATGCCGGAGCTCGGAGGAAAAAAGAAATGGCACCCAATGGCAATAATGTTCTGGCAATCAGTTTGGGAATCTCCGATGAATTCGGAATACATTCGGGGAGACGAGCTGGCACTGCTGAGGTTGTTGTTCCTGCATGACCAGTACTGGAAACGACGCAGCCTTGAAGTTGCAAAAGAGATCAGGCTGATGGAAAAAGAATTTGGATTAACACCCATGAGCCGGCGACGTTTGGAATGGACGATCGGCGAAGTCAACGAAGCAAAAGAAAAACATGAAGTCAATCGAGCCAAGAGAGCCAGAAAAATGATTGACGCCAAAGCAGTAGATCCACGCGAGGTATTGGACACATGACCACATTGATGATCCCAAAAGATACGATCAAATACCCAACCCTCGGACCGCAGATATGCGCCTGGATGGAAGAGTATTTGGTGCATGGTCCCGGGGATCTTCGCGGTCAACCCATTCGTCTGGATGACGAAAAACGTGCACTTCTTTATCGCCTCTACGAGATCTTCCCGAAAGATCATCACCTTGCAGGACGCCGACGATTTAGGCGCGGCGCCATTAGTGAACCAAAGGGCACAGCGAAAACAGAATTCGCAGCCTTCATTGCTGCAGCTGAGTTGCACCCTGATGCACCGGTTCGGTGCGATGGTTTTGATGCCAAGGGTCAACCTGTAGGAATTGGTGTCATAGATCCTTATATTCCAATGGTCGCATACACAGAAGAACAAAGCGACGAGCTGGCCTATTCGGCACTCAAAACAATTCTTGAATACAGCGTTTTAGTGGATGACTTCGATATCGGAATCCAAAGAATTATGAGAATCAATGGTGACGGTAAAGCAGTCAGCCTGGCTTCATCCCCAGATTCAAGAGACGGCGCCAGAACCACTTTTCAAGTGTGCGATGAAACCCACCGGTGGAATACCCCCCGGTTGATTAAGGCACATCGCACCATGTTGGCCAACCTGCCTAAGCGTTTGATCGCTGACCCCTGGAGTCTCGAGGTCACCACGGCGCCCGCACCAGGTGAAGGTTCTGTGGCTGAAAACACAATGGAGTATGCCCGTCAGGTCAATGAAGGAACTATTAAGGATAGCCAGCTCTTCTTCTTTCATCGCCAGGCCAGTGAAACACACGATCTAAATACAGCAGAAGGTCTTAGGGCAGCAGTAATAGAAGCCCGTGGACCTGCTGCAGTGTGGGCAGATATAGATGGCATTTGCGCTCAATTCCAGGATCCAACAGCAAACAGACCCTATCTTTGCCGTGTTTGGCTTAACCAATTGGTAAAAGGTGGCGACAGAGCATTCAACGTCGAAAAGTGGAAAAGCCTGAAGATCGAGAAAAAATTCAAACCCAAAAAAGGCGACACCATCACCCTCGGTTTTGACGGCGCCAGATGGGAAGATTCCGTGGCCATAGTGGCTACGCATTTGGAGACCGGTACCCAATGGGCTCCTGGATTGTGGGAAAAACCCACTGATAAACAGGAAGAAGAATGGGAAGCCCCAGAGGGCGAGATCAATAGTGTGGTCGAACATTTGTTTGAACAATTTAATGTTTGGCGAATGTACTGCGATCCGCCTTATTGGGAGTCACAAGTTGCTGCATGGTCTGGAAAATATGGCGACAAACGTGTGATCGCCTGGTGGACCAACCGATTAAAACAGACTGCCTATGCAATCAAGGCATTTAATACAGCCATCAACGCAGGTGAGATTCTTAACGATGGCGACGAAAAACTTACAAGGCATATTGGTAATGCTGTCAGAAGAGATCTGCGGATAACCGACGACAAAGGTGAACCTCTGTGTGTGATTTACAAAGAAAGAAAAGACTCCCCCTTCAAGATTGATGGGGCCATGGCTGCAATTCTCTCATGGCAGGCACGGTGCGATGCGATCGCAGCTGGTGTGGCCATGAATAACGATAGTGTGTACGAAAAGAGAGGAATCAGGCGGTTATGAGTAATCAGCGCAGCTTGTTGCAAAAAATGTTGAATATCCCCTCCCCTGCAGAACGTAAGATTGTTCAGGAAATTGAAAAACGCGGCGGGTTTGAGGTGGTGCTTGAAGCACTCAAAAGCAATCGTCTTTCAGCTCAAGGGTCAGTTACACCAGGGACTTCAATGCAAGTTGCTGCTGTTTATGCCTGCGTGAGATTAATTTCTGAAACGATTGCAAGCTTGCCACTTTTCCTATATGAAGAAAAAGATGGTGAAAAAAGACGGGCAAAAGATCATTACCTATACCCAATTCTGCACGATCAAGCGAATCCATTGATGACTGCCATGGAATATTGGGAGACAACTCAAGGCCATAAAGAGCTTTGGGGAAATTCTTATTCACAATTGATCTACGATGAACGTGGACGGATTACTGAAATCTGGCCTCTGCGTCCAGATCGAATGATAGAAATAAAAGTTGTTGGAGATCAAAAATATTTCTACTATCAACCGGATAGTGGCGGGGCTGTATGGTTGACTGACAATGAAGTGTGGCACGAAACAGGGTTAAGTTCAAACGGAATTATTGGTTATTCTCCAATTTGGTTGATGCGAAAAACCGTTGCCCTTGCAATGGATGCAGAAGATTTCGGCTCACGATTTTTCGTAAATGACGCCAGACCCGGGATCATTATTGAACACCCGACTGTACTTTCGGATAACGCCCACAAACACCTTAAAGAAAGTCTCGACGAAGAACACACCGGGGTCGTCAATTCTCATAGGCCGATGATCCTTGAGGAAGGCGCAAAGTTGCATGAAGTTGGCATCCCACCGGGTGATGCTCAATTTTTAGAGACAAGGCAATTTCAAGTAAGAGAAATTGCAAGAATTTTCAGGGTGCAACCTCATATGATTATGGATCTTCAACAAGCTACCTTTAGCAATATTGAGCACCAGGCGATAGATTTTGTGGTTCATTGTATTCGACCCCGTCTTGTAAAACGGGAACAAAGCATCAGAGCACACTTATTGTTGCCAAGTGAACGCAATCGCTATTACGCTGAGCACCTGGTTGATGGGTTGCTTCGAGGAGATACCTTATCAAGATACCAGGCTTACGGTTATGCGAAACAATGGGGTTTCATGAGTACGAATGACATTCGCCGAATGGAAAATATGAACTCAGTCGCTGGAGGCGATGTCTACTTATCTCCGTTGAATTACACCAATCAACAAGAAATTGGTAAAACGCCTCGGTCAATCGACCCAGTAGATGATTTCGATAAGAATCCTAAAGCGCTGCGTGACCTTATCTCTGTTCTTTATGGTGATGCTATGGCCAGGGTGATCAAGAGAGAAGTTCAGGATTTGAGAACACTTGCCAAGAAGCAATTGGTTAATGACGATGGCGAAAAATTTAGGAACGCATGTGCTGATTTTTACAAATCACATATCGATTGGGTCAAACGTCAGATTTTGCCGATCTTCACAAGTGTTCGAATGATATCCGCTGAATCCATCCCGGACCTTGACCTCCTGGTCGAAGAGTTTGGCAAAACCTATGAACAAAAGGCCCTTGAATCCATCAATTCTGCCCTAAATTCCGCAAAAAATCAGGGAAAAGGGTTATCAGACGCACTTGATTCTGAGCTGGACGGTTGGAAAGAAAGCCGTGTGAACCTGGTCGTTGGCGAAGAATCCCGATTAATAATGCTCAAATAAAGGAGTTTTGACATGGAAAAACCTGTGATCGAAGGTAAAGAATTAAGAAATATTGTCGCCACCGAGCTGAGAACGATCGACGGTGGTAATGGAAAACGGAAAATCGAAGGGTATGCTGCGGTTTTCAATGAGATGAGCGAAGACATTGGAGGTTTTCAAGAGAAAATCGCCGATGGAGCATTTTCATCAACCATTCAAAATGACGATATCATGGCGTTATGGAATCACAATGCCGATTACCCACTTGGAAGGAACAAAGCTGGCACCCTGACCTTGGAAGAGGATAACAAAGGGTTACGCTTTGTGATTGATCCGCCTGACACCCAATATTCCAGAGATCTGATCGTCTCCATTGACCGTGGAGATGTGGACCAGATGAGTTTCGGTTTTAGAACGATAAAAGATCACTGGGAAATGAATGGTGACAAGGTTGTAAGGACCCTGATCGAGGTCAAATTATATGATGTATCGCCGGTCACTTACCCGGCATACCCACAAACGAGTGCAGCAGTGCGCTCAAAACTGGAAGAGTTCACTCAAGCTGACCAGGTGGCCATGCAAGAGGCAAAAGTGAAGGCTGCGCAGGTGCGCAATCTGAACCGTAAGCGGAAACTCCAGATCTTATCCGTATAAACAATTTTGGAGGTAATGATGAACGCAAGAGAATTACGTGACAAGCGCACCACCGTGTTGGATTCTGCCAGAACACTTGTTGAATTGGCAGAAAAAGAGGACCGTGACTTGACCCAGGATGAGCAGAAGTCTTATGACGATGCCGTTGCTGAGGCTCAAGCGCTCGAAGCCCGGGCAACCCGACTCGAATCCCTTCCTCAGCAAACCCCTGCCCCACAGGTTCGCGGACAGGCCCCCGCATTCAACCGTACCAAAGCCGGTGAGACTGAAGAGCGCGCAATTGCCCATTATGTCAAAACAGGTGATGTCGGCGCTGTGCGCAGCTTGATGACTGTTGATCAGGAAGACCGTTCAGGTAACGGCCGCCCTGAAATCACAATCAAAATCCCGTCTTTGCGTGAAATGCGAGCTGTCACCAACAGCTCCATGAATATCACCACTGCCGGTGATGGCGGCAATGCTGTTCCCACCGGATTTGTAAACCAAATTGCAGCCCGGCGCAGCGAGATTCGCCTGGCAGATAGACTTGGCGTCCGCAGGGTTCCAGGCGTAGGTACAACCGTCAATTATCCCTTTGAAAATGCAGATGCACAGGAATTCACAACGACTGCAGAGCAAAGCGATGCTCATGACGTACCTTACACCAGGGATGCCGCCCAACTTGGTTCAAAAGCCTTTACCCTGGTAAAGAAAACCAAGAAGATCGAGCTTACTGAAGAGCTTCTGGATGATGAGGATGCAAACCTCATGGATTTCGTGGCTGATAACATCGGCCGCGGTATTGCGCTCACTCATAACGGAATGTTGGTTGCCGAAGTAGGCGCTACCGGAACCGCTTTAAAGACCTTTGCCAGTCAAACCGCGATTGCTGCTGGTGAACCTGACGCAATGGTCTATCACGACACACTGGCCAATTACCTGGATGATGGCGGATCTAACCATTGGGTTATGAAACCCTCCACTTTCGGCGCCATCAAGGGTCTGAGTGGGGATGCCAGAATTTATGGTATCGCCACTACTGAAGGACGCAATTTGCTTGAATACCCTGTTCATTATTCAAGCAAAGCAGGCTCAATGGCAGCCGACGCGAAATCCGTCTTATTCGGCAACTGGTATTACATGGGCATGCGTGAAGATCCTGTGCTTCGGTTGATCAGAGACATCTACTCGGTAGATGGAATGGTCATCTTGAAGTACAGCTTCAGAGCCGTGTATGGTCAGTTGATCGCTGGCGCCATTGGCTACGGAAAACAAGCCGCAGCCGGATAGTTAAATCTTTTCTAAATTCAATGCTGAGGGGAAAACATCCCCTCAGCATCATTCAAGAGAAAGGTCCAAAATGGCTGAAAAGGAAGTTTTGGTAAGAGCTAAGCAAAGTTTTGCCTCCATGACCAACGGCGAGGTGTTTCAAGTGACAAAAGGCAAAATCCTTGCTTTGCCAAAAGGCGCTGACTGGGTGAAAGCTGGATTGGTAGAGGTTTTGGGTAAAGGATCAGATCCGGAAACCACAAGTAAAACCACCCCTGAAACTACCACTGCCAAACCGGCAGGAAAAGAAAAAGCAACTGTATCACCCCCTGAAACAGCTACCGGTGAGACGGCATTGCCACCTGCCGGTGAACCCGTCGTTTCTGTAGAAACAGCTACCGGTGAGACGGCAAAAGAGTAATCTGCCAATTTGTGAGGAAAAATGAAGCAAGCACAGGTCTATTGCACAATCAAAGATATCCTTTCTGACCAGGAAAAGCTGGGCGTAAATAGCGAAGAATCTGATCTGTTCGGCAAGATCGAGGCCGCCAGTGATATTTTGTTTCGTAAAGCGGGTGGTTTTGTGCCTGTGGTCGCCACATACAAGTTTGGCGCGAAGAGTGGGTATGAAAACAGGCCGCTTGAAATTAAACCACTGTTGGAAGTGATTTCGATCAAGGTAAATGGTGAAGAGATCACCGACTTTATGCTTAGACCTGTGAACCGGTTATGGGAAAACGGCCCCTATACTTCGGTGGTGCGTGATGGATTATGGGGTAATGATGACGAAGTCGAGATTGAAGGCATTTGGGGCTTGTATGAGCATCTTGAGAGCCTTGGAATCAATATCACGCAATCCACCACCTCAGAAATCACTATTGAAGTGGAGAACGGCTCTCTGCTAAGCCCAGGGATGGTCCTCAAAATTGAGGACGAACAGGAATTTGTGTCTGCCGGTGCCGGTGGACCAGACAGCCCGAGCGCGATCGCGGCAACCTCAAAAATTAATATGGCAGAAGGCATCACCAATGAAGATGAAGTAATCAGTGTGGATAACGGTGCCGAGTTCTTCGCCGGTGAGGTACTTCAAATTGGTCTGGAAGATCTTTATGTATTAAAGGTTGGCGGTAATGATCTCTCAGTGATCCGCGGGTGGAATCGAACCCAAAAGACTGAGCACGATGATGATGCGGATATTCGTGTCTATCGGGTCTTTGCCGTTGTGCGGGGTGTCAACGGCACCACAGCCGCCGCGCACGACAACAAGGAAGTCTCTCGTTATCGAGTGCCACTTATTCTCAATTATTTATGCCGCGAAATCGCCTGGTTGATGAAAAGTAAAGCAGCCAGCGGATTCACTGGTATCACAGGTGATTCAGAGATGGGGTCCGGACGGTATTACAGCGAATTCCCGCCCAATCAGATCGCTGAAGTATTGAATTTGTTCAAGATCCCGAGGTTTTAAGTGCCAGATGTGAAGGTTTACGGCGATATCGTCGTTGAAGGGCTCCAAGACACAATTGACTCTCTTTCTTTGTTTGAGAAACAGAGAGTTAATGATTTTCTTACCCCTGCAATGAGAAAAGTCGGTGCATTGGTCGCTAAAACTGAGAAATCGTTGATTCCACAAGTAACCGGGGAAACCAGAGCAGGTATTCACACAAAAACGGCTGTGGAAGGCATTGGATGGCTGACGACAGTAGTAAACCCCTTCAAAGGGGGTAGTAAAACATCAGGGTTTGTTGTTCGGTTTCTTGATTTTGGCGCGCAATGGAGCGGACGGGGGGACGAAATCACCACCTGGCGAGGCATTGAAAGGGCGCGGAATGGTGAACAAATTAGAGCACAAGGAAACTCAAAGCCGTCAGGCCGCAATTATTTCATATCTGGTTTGCAAGAATGGGCTCAAAGAAAACTTGGCCTGGGTGAGAAAGAATCTCTGCAGGCTGCCTTTGCGATAAGAAAATCAATTATTGAAAAAGGTCTGCCAGGTGACAAGAAAATCTTGAGTACTACCGTTGACAGTACACGTGCAAAAGTATTGGAAATGATTAATCAGGCCGTCACCAAAATGCTTGAAGATTTTTTTCGAAGGAGATGAGCGATCATGGCCACGCAAATCTGGGGCGTTGAATATTGGGGACCTGCACTGGTGAGTCGATGGAAAACCATTGAGGATAACAAGAAAGTGTCGATGAGGGCTTTTGATTTTGACAAACTACCATCCGCGATTAAGGATCTGCCAACCGCACTTTCAATAATCAGTGAACCGATGGTGCCAACTTATTCTGAAGGCCAATTATGTAACGCCTTTTGGAAGGGCAGAACACAGTTTTATTTATCAAAAGACGTGAGTTTGACCAGTTACAACTATGTGCAGCAGTTTTACCGCAAGATCACAGAGGCGGCAGCAGGTACCCTCACTCTGAATGGAAAAGTTGAATTATTTACCATCGGAGAAATTAGCCCTGCACTGCTAAAGTGGGGCAGCGAACTTGATTATATCGGTCTGGTTGTGCCCTGGGAGATCACAGAGGATGTGACAGGAAAATTCACGGTCGGAGTTTAGCTCGGCGCGTTTTGCGCACAAATTATTGGTTGATTTTGGAGGTTACGATGGCTTACTTAGGTAAAGTACAAATTGGTAAAGAAAACCCGGCTTCACACGGCACCCCGGTGGCTGCCACAAAAGTGCTGCCAACCGTGCAAAAACCACTGCCGGAAGACAGCAAACCAACGCCTCTTAAACAAGACCTTGGCCTTAACGTTGATGTGACTGGCAACGTAATCCAGGGCAAGTTGGTTGAAGACACTCTTGTTTTTGATCAACTAACCTTTCAACTCTTGCCATATATCTTTGCAGCACTGCTTAAAGGCGGCGTGACGCCGACAGAACAGACCACTGATCAGGATGATTATCTTTTTGACCACACGCCTGATCTGGATGGTTCTGATAACAGCCTGGATTCTTATACGCTCGAGCGCGGCGACAGCCTGCAGGCAGTTGAAGAAGAATATGTAATGTTCAAAAGGGCCAAACTCGGCGGGCAGGTGGATCAAACTGGCGGCGCAAGCTTCGTAAAAGGCGAGGCTGATTACTTTGCCCGGCAGAACACCAACACCACATTCACCCCTGGGCTTTCTGCTCTGATCTCAAATTATATGAATGCAAAACTGACTCAGATCTTTATGGATTCAACCTGGGCAAATGTTGGCGTGACTGAAAAAGCCAACGTTTTAAAGGCTTGGGACGTTGACGTCATTGGAGGTGCCACTCCTGATTTTAGCGGCGGCGATGAGGAAACTTTTGAAACGCATGAACAGGGGCCAATCTCATTTATGCTGGCTTTGACCTTGAAACGCGGGACACTCACTGAGGCGTTACGGGCGGCTAAAGGGGAATATCGGGTGATCAGGCTGCAGGTTAATGGACCTGCGATCGGGACTGGTGAAAACCATATGCTGCAGCTCGATCTAGGTGGCTACATCGAAGAAGTCGTGGCCATGGCTGAAGAAAACCAGGGCATCAAGCTGGATACTCTGGTGTTGCGTGGTATGCCAGACGCAACCACCCAACGGATGATTGAGCCCAAAATCATCACCAACATTGCTGCGTTATAAGGATAAATTATGCGACTCGAGATACCAAAGATCGTTGAAAAGTTGAATTTGTCTGATTATGCCAAGGAATTTGGCGATCAGACAATGAGCGTTTGGGTGAATCCGGATCGAGAAACCAATAAAGTACACGACACGAATGTTGATGTTGCCAATGCCTTAATAAAAAAACTTGCAGAATTAAATGAATCCAAGAAAGAAAAAGGTGATGATTGGTTCGAAGCGACCGGAAAAAAGATTCAAGAAGATCTAGTCGCCAATCTGGAAGAAGCCAATCGTAAAGTTACTGAGTGGTATTCGCTCATCTGGAGTCAGGGAGAAGAAGCTACTAAAGTCGCTCCTGAAGAAGTTGAAGCATTGGCTGAAAAGGCACTTGAAACTGATCCTATGTTCTTTCAATGGCTTTGTGAATCAACACTTGAAATGATCGTTGCTCACAGGGTAAACCGAAAAAACTGATTGAGTCTGCCCTTCTTGAGTTAGCCAGAGACGGGCAGACCAGCAACCCTTTGATGATCAACATTTTGCAAGCCCGGGCTATCAACCACTTTTTTGGTGGACTGGTGATCGCTCCGGAGAACGACACGGTGCAGGATGAGATTTTTGAAGCGATCCACGCATTAACCAATGACCTGCCCGCCATGCAAAAAGGTGTGCAGAAAGTAGAAAACATTTTTGAAAAATGGCGGTCTGAGATGAAATATAGGTCAAGGATCAGGTAAGCCAGAAAACGGCGAGGATCAAAATGGGCGGCACCAACCACGACGTAAATATCACGATCAATACACTAAGCAAGACCGTTGGAAGCAAAGATGCCAAAGCTTCAATGCGACTGCTGAATGATGAATTTAAAAATGCCACAGGATTGAGTCTTGGGTATGCAGGTGCTATCACGACCGTCGTTGCTGTTGGAAAACGGCTGGTTGATATCACCGAGCAATCAATGGAACGTTTTGTCACTTTAGCTGGTGTCGTCGATAATTTGAATAACATCACCGGTGACACGGCAGAAAACACAAGCCGATTGATTCAAGTAGCCAAGTTATATGGTCTCACGGCCGAAGATCTGGCAAAGTCACAAAAAAAATTAGCTGAATCCAGTGAGACCCTAAACAAAGAAACAATTATTGAACTGGCACAAAAATATCAAACAATCAATAATGGCGCTGATAGACAGCTCTTTTTAACAGAAAAACTGGGAAAAGCCGGTCAAAAATGGGCGGAAATTCTCACCCAGGATACTGCAGCGCTTGAAAAACAGTTCCAAACTGTCAATAAAGGGCTGATCTTAACGGAAAAACAGATCCAAGAGGCTGAAGAGTACGAAGTCTCTCAAATTCAGATGAAAAATAACTGGGAAGCCGTTGGGAATGCAATCGGACGATGGTTTATTCCGGTCAGCACCACTGCGTCACGATTGATGGCTGTTGAAGCTGCCGCTGCCAGGATTGCTTCAGAACAACACCTGAATTTATATACCCAGCATAAAAAAATATATGACCTGGCTTATGCAGAAGTCGCGGCGCAAGAAAGAACAGCTGTAGCTATCGCCGAAACCGGGGAAACGGCAGAAGAGGCTGCTAAAAAACTTGAAGAGTACTATCAGACTAATAAAACCATGATTTCTTTGGTCGGTACATTGTCTAAAACAAGTGAAGATTATCAAAAAAACCTTGAAGAAATAAATCAGGATTTGGCTAATAACAAAATCACCACTGAAGAGTACGCAGAAAAAGTAAAGCAGCTTGCAGATGAACATGAATTGGCGGGTCGTCGTATTCTCCTTTCATTATTAGAGCAGAGATTTGCTGTCGACGGCTTAGACGAAAATGAGACCGCTATGTTGCTGAATTTAGGGGTTCAGTGGGGAATTTATGCTGACACAGCTATCGAGGAAATGCGATTAATTATGTTACAGGCTGATATTATGTCTGGAAAAATCAGCAGCATTTCCACCAGCTTGTCAGCTCTGCAAGGCGTCTACACTTCCTTGTCTGGGATCATGGCCGCTGAAGCTGGCGGAAGCTCAACACCTGCGGCATCAGGTGGATCCAGCGGGTGGGTTTTGAAAGGCACCAAAGGTGGTGCTGGAACGGATAAAGCCTGGTTTAATGGCTCGTCTTGGTATTACGGGGATAAACCACCTGAGCGCGATTCAGGCGGGCCTGGTGTTGCCGGTGGTCTTTATCTAATTAATCCAAAAGCTGGTCCAGAGGCATTTATTCCAAAAACGGACGGCCAATTTGTTCCCAATTTTGACAAAATGATGGGCGGTGTAACGATCATGTCAGGTGCAATTGTGATCAGCGGCGCAGGTGACCCTAAAGCAATTGCCCGTGAAGTGATGAACGAAATCATGAAAGAACGCAAGCTGCAGATGGGAGGTCATTAGCCCATGACCGACAAGATCGATCTGCAGGTCACCCTGGATGGCGTTGACATCACCAGCCACGTTCCTTTGGACGGGGATGCCTTCGAGCACGTGAGCGCGATCAACGACGAACTGGACACGCTGCGGGTAAATGTGAGAAACGGCGACCTGCTGGGCTTGAACGGCTGGCAGGATATTAAGGTGCTGGACGGCAGTGATGTGCTATTTGGTGGGTACACACTTACCACAGGCATCAGACCCGGCGTGAATCTGGCCAAGAACGATGTGCCGGTGGGGGCAAGCGATTATGCGGCTTATCTCAAAAAGGTTTATGTTCAGGTGCAGTTCACCGACAAAACAGATAAAGAAATGCTGACAGCAATCTTCTCGGGCACTGATGAGCTGACGGATTATGACGGCAGCTCGTTGGTGATGGCTATTCGGAGCTTTCCGACAGCCACATTCAATTTGTGGGATGTTTATAAGGTGATCAGCTGGCTGGCCACTCAAGCCGGGGCGTATTGGTATGTGGACGCCAACAAAAAGCTTCATTATTTTGCAGATGCCGAATTCAGGGCGCCATTCGATATCAACACTGATCTCAATGATGCTGACAACGCCAGGTGTGAGAATTTCAACCGGGATAATGATCACTCGAATGTGGTGAACCTCATCGAGCTGGTGGGCGGCAACGCGCTCTCTGGGGATAAAACCTATAAATTCACAAAGACCGGCATTGGCGTGGATCTGTGGCTCAACAAGCTGCTCAAGCCCTGGGCAGATGCCAGCAAGATTGCAGTAAGAAGGAACGACGGCGGCGCCACCACCAACCTGACCGTGAACCCTTCCTTCGAGAACAATATCACGGACGGATGGACGCAAAGCCAGGAAGGAACCGGCGCGGCCTGGGCACAGGATGCCACCAAGTATTCGGTTGGTACGAAATCCGCGAAGATCACGGCAGGAACAGGTAAAGCAAAATTATTAGGGGGAAATATTACTCTGGCACCAGGTGAACCGCTAAGCGCGCAGGTCTTGGCCTGGATAAGCGTTTTGGGGATGAACAGCCTGGTGATATATGATGTCACGGGCGCAACGATTCTGTCTGAGACCGTGGGGCGTAAAGCATCAAGTTGGGAAAGACTGACGACGACTTATATCAACACGTCGGCTGCATCGATGACCGTGCGGGTTGAGCTGCGCAATAATGCCAACGATTCAACCACTGCAGCCTGGTTTGATTGTGTTCAAATTGAGAAGCTGGCATGGCCAAGCGCTTATACGGACGGCACACTCGGCACCGGGTATGCGTGGACCAGCACTGCTCACAACAGCACCAGCACACGGGTTAATATGCCGGTTTGGCGGACGCTGACCGTAAAAACAGGGAATACAGACACGCTCGGATCTCGGGATGAAGTTCTGTGGTTTGAAAGCAGCGGGCAGCTCACACAGGAAACGAATTGGCCAACGCTCAGCGATGCAATTGAGGTGGACGGCCAGGAAGCGACCCCCGTGCACGTGGTGATGAAGAATTATGCCAGTTACCGTTTCTATGGAAACAGATGGTTCAAGGATGTGATCATCGACGAGAGCATCACCGATCCGATCACTGCGAGGATCCGCTGCGCGACGGAGCTTGCCAAATATGCATACGAAACGGCGGCCATCAGTTTTGATGTGCGCAAGCCTGGTCTGAAAGCCGGGCAGATCATTGGAGTACACCTGCCCCACCGGCACACGGACGGTGATTTCATGATCACGCGGGTTTCTACCCGCTTCAATATCGGCGGATATATCCTGGCTCATGTTGAAGTGGGCGTGATGGACCCGAACCTGGTAGGACTGCTGCTGCAGTTGAAGCAGAGCGTGAATGCCGGCAGTGCTGAAATTATGGAAGACATTATCTTGCGGCGTGTGCTTGACTTTGCTGACGAAGTGACGCTCGAAGACGAAGACATTGTAATCACCAGAACCAGCCCGCCATATGTGTATGGCACCGGCAAGTGCGGTTATTCGACTTTTGCATAGGACGGAAGATGAAAAATATAAATCTACACGAAAAGGTAAGCTTTGAAGGGCTGGTGCAGGTTCGGGCATTCACCCCCGGTCTGGTGCCTTCGTTGATGGCCAAAGGAATGCCGCTGCGGGATGCCATGGCTGAGGCAGAAAGACTTGGCGGATTGCAGTATGTGCATAAAACGCACAACCTGGTGACGACCGCAGGCAGACATTTTATGGCCAAGCGGTTAAGCGGTGAAGAAACAGCCGGTATAACCTACATGGCGATTGGCACAGGGACCGCTGCACCGGTGATATCCGATACACAACTTGGATCTGAAAGCCTGCGCAAACCGCTCACGGAGTGTTATCAGGGCGATGTCTTTATGTATTCGAGCATCTTTTTGATCGCCAGTGAATGCAGTTTTTTCATCAAGGAAGGCGGTTTGTTTGGGGGCTCATTGGCTACAGCAACCGCGAACAGCGGTTCCCTCTTTTGCCGGTTTTTGATCGGTGAAGAAAACACAGTGAACCAGTTTGATCTCTCAATTCAACACACCACAGAAGTGAAAGCGTGAGGTGAACAATGGTGATTAGAACAGGACAACCTTTTGAGGCACACGAACACCTGGGGCTGGCTGGTTATGGCGACACAACAGCTTCGCTCTTGCTGACCACTTCTTATCAAGATTTGGTTGCGGCTCCAGCATCTAGTATTCGGCGGGTCAACAAAATCACACTGAATAACGAAGACGCTTCAGTTGGGACTGATTTTTATTTCAAATTGGTAAAAGCTGGTGCGGATTATGGGCCCATCCAAATTTTTCTAAATGCGGGTGAAAAGCTGGATTTGATCTTTCCGTGGTTGCTGGATTCTACGGTCAAGATTCAAGCAAAGGTGGGAGCTACTTGCGTTGGGCACGCCATCGCTTCATATTGCAAGTTTTATGGCGGAAACGGCATTCTCAATTTTACAGGAACCAGTTGGGCTACATTATTGACCGCTGCCGTGAACACCAATATTTTAGGTGTCATGTTGGTAAATACAGACACAACCATTCAAACACTCAGTCTGCAGATGATCGATGGAAGTTCCAATGTCAAAGGGGTTTGGAATAAATCGTTAACACAGGGATCAGCCTGGTTTATTGATTTGAGAATGACTCTGCCGGCAGGATATTCTCTACAAGTAAAACAAGGAACTGCAGCGAAAACTGGATCAGCATTTGCAAGTCATGCGGAGGTTTAAGTGACTAATTACAACTTACTTTATTTTGATCGGTCATGGTTGCTTATAGCGGTTTGGCAATTGGCGCTAAATCGCGTTTCAAGATTTATTCAAGGGGTTTTGTCTGGAATTACTGACCAATTGAGGCATTTTTCAAAAATTGGTGAATTCATTGTGCCAGCAAAAAGCCTTACAATGCTTGCTTCCACGACCTACGCAAGTGGAACCGGAACTTCGCTTTCGTTTACTCATACAGTCAATTCTGGCACCGATTGCTTAATTGTTTGCGCATACGCACAGGTCGGCGGTATTAATATGGCCTCAGCAACTTGCGGTGGTCAGCCAATGGATTATTCGATAACACAAACGGCAGAGGCCAGTTCAAGACGTGCCTGGATGATTTTTTTGAAAAATCCTCCTGCTGGTGCGCAAACGATTACCCTTACCTTTAGTGGTTCATCATCATCAAATCATGCTTTTGCAACCAATTGGATGGGGACACAAGCAGTCCCTCTACGGACAGCCGCGAGTAGCACTTCTAATGGCACAACATCTGCAAGTACCGCCGCGACTTCCGCAATAGGCGACATTGTAATCGACCTTTGTAGCACATACTATACAAACACGCCATCAATGGGACAAACGGTTCTTAGTTCTGGTGGCCTTATGGCGGTGTCTACAAAACCGGGCGCGGCGGGAACAACTACTTTAGGCTGGACTTGGCCTACTAGTGGGTCAGTTATACACATCGTAGCGGCAATAAAGGGGTCATAACCTGTCCATTTCTTAGAATAAGAATAATTACTTTTAGAGGTGTGAGATGAAAATTTTCAAAGCTTTGAAATTTAGAGGTATCGACATCAGCGTGTTCAATTTCTTCAGTGGGCACATCCCAACGAAAGAAGAATTGATGCTGGCCATCAACATGGGGATCATGTTTATCTCAATCCGGGTGGGCTACGGGCGGGTGATTGATGCGCTGTTCAAGGTGGTGTGGTGGATCTTCAAGCAATTGGGGATGAAACGCTTCCCATACTGGTACCTGGATTACTACAGCCACAAAAAGCTGGGAATTGATCCCGCAGCCTGGGGCAAGGAACAGGCTGAAAACGCCTGGCGTGTGTTGAAGGACGACCCGGGTGAGGGTCCGCTGGCTTGTGATATGGAAGAAGCGAGCAAGAATGTTGGTGCGTGGCCAATCAACCTGCTCACCCGCAAGGAATACAACATTATTGCCAGGGCTTTCTGTGAACACTTCACCAAGATTAGCGGCCGCAAGGTGATCATTTATTGTTCGATCGGATTTCTTGATCAACTTTATGATTGGGCGAAGGATTATGACCTGTGGGTTGCATGGTACAACCACACGGTGACGAAGGCGACGATCGAAGCAGCCATGGCCAAACGCAAATGGCGCGGCCGCGCGCGATTCCATCAGTATGACCGGGATGGCAACACGGATGGCGACGGCAAGAAGCGGGGCAAAGAGTTCGGTTTTGATGTCGTCAACCTGGATCTGAACGAAGCTCTGATGACCGAAGCTGAATGGGATGCTTATTGGAAAGGACACCAGGTGACGAGCGAAGATCAAACACTGCTGGATCTGAATGTGCTTTTCTTGCTGGATGTGAAGATCAGCAACCTTTCGGTGAGGATCGGACCTGGGAAGTCATTTAGGGCGATCAGGAACAGCGGAAAGGGTCTTTTCAAGGTATATGAGACCAAACGACCGCTGGGTGAGGCTTATGATTTCGTCAGGATATCGCAGACACATGACGAGTGGGTCAGCATGGACCCGAAGTATTCAAAGGCGATACCTAAATAAGGTTCTCCAGCATCTTGCGTGCTGACGAACGATCCCCGGAAAGGCTAATAATGCCTAATAATTCCGGGGATATTTTTAATGAATGGTGTAGAATAAATCATTATTGGTAGATTAAGCAGGATCCCGGCGCCGGGATCCTGCTTTTATAGGCAAATTAAGATTATATTGATAATGAATCAAGCATTTGTATACCAATTGATAGCTAAACGCTTGACAATTTGGTATATAATAAGCATACAAATTCGGGTAACGGGGTTTCAACTCAATGGATATTGAAAACATCATTGCTTATGATCCAAGAGGAATACCAGTTACTCTAGAAGAATCAAAATTGAATTGGATGCTTGAAGATAAACATCCGGAGCTTAACAAAAGAATAAAAAAGAATCACGTCGTAGAGACGATCTCGTCCCCCCAGCAGGGGATTATTTATTTATCAAAACAATTTGCCGATAGTAATATATACTATCGAAGGTTTGCCGAATTCAAATCGGAAGTGATGGTTGTGGTCTCATTTGACCACCCCGGTTATGGGTTGATTAGGACCATTCATTTTTGTTTGATAAGATCAAATGGAGAGAAAATAGTATGGCCACCAAAATTGACGAACAGCAACAATTAGGGATTGATTGTTCGTATCTTTCAAAATTCAAAGAAAATAAAATCGAATCATGTTACATGATGTACGATGATATTTCTGATGAATTAATCATGAAATTCATTGAACCTGTACATCCGACGGCATATTACTATATTGATGAGACTGCTGCCTTGATCATTGATGAAGATACAAATGTTGTTATCGGTTTGTCTTTACTTAATTTCAAAGCAAGCATACCAGACGACAAAAAAACGGAAGATGCTGGCACTGCTGAATTTGAAAAATCGATTACAAGACAGTATCAGAAGGTTAATAACCCGTACTTCAAGAAACCGGCCAAGGTTGAACCAAATTCGAAGGCAAAGAACCTTGGACTGGATGTTGCTGGTATTTATAGCGGTCTTTTTAGAAAAAGGTATTCAACGAGTCTAGAACGTGCAATGTGTGATAATTAGCAAAGACCGCCTTTAGAGGCGGTCTTTTTTTGGTTTCAATAACCATCATTATCAAAACCAAAAACCGGTTTACATATAAATATTATTTTGCAAGGTAGGGCTTTCAGCTGTTATCGGAATACTGTCCAACCTTACGACCTTTCCTGGCTGATAAATTATTGCTGAGGTTGAATACGATTCTACTGGAATAATTCCCCGTAAAACTAGCTCATTAAAGGTAACTTTTCTTGGGGCTTCATCACCATCTAAAACCATATCATATAGAAAAGCATCTTGGAGACATCTAATTTGAATTCCGCTTTCTGGCCCATCAGGTTTTAGCCACCGACAATTTACACCTATGATTCTCCCATTATTGTTTATCAAGGGACCACCACTTGCCGCGCTGTGACTGTGAATTGTTGATTGTAAGTATGGATATGGACAAAAAACCTTATCTCTAAAATCGGCAACCTCTTCGACTAGACCCTCATAAAAATCTGGGGAAAAAATACAGTTTTGTCTATTATCACTTTTTGTTATTTTATGATTTGGATATGCATAGAGGCAAATCCTATCATTAATACTTGGTTTATTCCATGATATACACCAGTGAAAATTTGTTTGAAACTCCCCAGTTTTTTTATGATGACCATTTGCCGCCACCCCTAAAGCTATATCGGCTTTTTCCCCGACCCAGCATTGCATAACAGGTCGAATTGAATAATCGAATTGGCCAAAAAATCCATTATGGAAATAAGCATGAAATATTGCTAATGGTTTAATTTGTTTATCCTGCTCAAAGACGTCCTCTATGACATGCTTCGCAGTTACAAATAAACCATCGGGGCTTATATAAAAGCCTGTTCCAATTAATTGCCATTCACCAAATTCATCATGCGTCATAAGTGGAAAAGTATGGTTTATTGGGTTAGGAATTGGGCCATGATCAGCAAAAAACTTCCATAAATTCCCCCCGGCAGATCCTTCCAATGGAAGCAATTCCTCTTTATCCATGTATCAAAACCCCTTCTCTACCTGCGGACCGTTGCCGGCACGGATAACTTCAATCCCATCAATTTTAATTAATGTCAATCTCTCCCCGTTGTACATGAACCGATCACCCGCCCTGATGCGATTGATGAGGATGTTTCTATCGAAACGCCACTCACGGACGAGCCCATTGTCGTTATTGTGCTGCAGAGCGATGACACTTTCAACCCTGGTAGGATCTTCCCCATATTCTAGCTCGGTGACCTCGTACCAGAAGTATTCGTGGTTCGCCATTGGCGCTTCGGATTGAGGAAGGTTAAGGTTTGACATATCTAACTCTCACACCCTATGCCATCATTGTCACGATCGAATCCATGTGGATCTGGTCCAACAACTCTGAACCTTTTGAACTGTATCTGCCCACAATCAAGATCAGGCGGGTAAGGGGCGATGCATACATCCGGATATGAGGCATCACAATTCGATGATTGAGCTTTTGTTGGCGCTATAACAACAGGTACCTTAGTTGGTTTTTGCGTTGGTTTGATTGTCGGCTTTGGCGTACTGGTCGGTGCCGGAGTATCGGTTGGGGTGATCGTTGGTGTCTCAGTCAGTGTTGGGGGTGGCACTGGGGTATCGGTGAGAGGGATGAATGGCGTGTTGGTTGAAGTAGGCACGATCGTATATGTAGATGTAAAGGTTGCTGTTGGTGTCATTGTTGGATCTGGCAATATTGTTGTAATGGGTTCAACAAATCCTGCAATGATGGTCGCACCTAGAGCAGTCATAGCTACAACTTTCAATACACCTGAACGACTCATTCTCCCCTCCAATCAATTCTTGAAATTGATGTTGGCCAACACGCTGCAGACAATCGATAACAACACAAACCCGATAATAATGATCACGGGGCCGAAAGCACCCCACAAGGTTTCAAATGGACCAGGAACATGAGGACGATGCCGGCACATAATCTTATGGCATTATTGCAGAACAGCCCTGGATGATCACTCCTACAATTACCAGAACAACGAAGAAAGATAAAGTTGACCGGATGGAATTAAGGGTGTTTGTTTGCTTCTTGGATTCTTGAAGAATCGCATCTGTTTTCGAAAGTAATATTGCCTGAAGCTGCTCAGGAGATGCCAACTTAATATCAAAAGTTGAGGATGCCAGCGTCGGATTCTCTTCTTTCACAATTTTCATGCAGTCAACACAATAATCCAAGCCATTGAATTCCTGGATCAAGACGCCGGGGCCAAATGCTGACTGTTCTTTGCCACACTTTGAACACTTTCGATTTGCCATAATTACCCTCCCTATTTACTTTACCTACATAGCTTTTCAGATAGTCTTTGCTCTAATCTTTTTGCATAACTTTCAACGTCTGCCTTAATAATAGTACCCATAAATTGCATGTGGACTGCATAAGTACACTTTTTGAATGCAACATCTACTGTGCCGTTCATGAACATGAATTGGGAAGTCGCCAGACTTTCATCTCCAATACCTGGATCTGAAGGATCACTACTAATCATATTTTCAATAATTGATGAATAAGCAGAATTTGAGTCTTCATCTTTTTCATAAACCAAAATGCTGACAATCCCACCTAGCCCACTCCCCTTTTGAAGAGCCTGACTAAACCAGGAAATTGGTAATGGGGCTCGCTTGGCTACGTCACCTAACTCTGATCTCACTTGCGATTCTGAATACCCAGGGGGCAAGTCTCCATCTTCAAAAATCAATAATGACAAATCAATTTCACTTAGGGGTATTTGTGTTGGTGTTGGCGCCGCTTTTTGAGTCGCCTCAATTGCTTTCTGAATCGCCTCAGGCGAAGGAGCGCAGCCGGCAATTATTAAACCAAAAATTACGAACATTAGAAATCGCTTAGTTTTCATTTTCCCTCATTATTTCACTATTGCAATTATAGAACATTTGCGCTATTATATTCGTTACTTACTTATGCCGTTACCTTTCACCCGGGGAGCATTATGAAGGTTTTTTATCATTGTGTATTGGACCCATCACTTAAAGATTTATGGATGATGGTTGATGTCGATTATCGATCAGGAGTAGTCTCGATGAAAAAATTAGATGATTCTTTGTCCGAAACGAATCGACCCGTTACCCCAATGCCATATATTCCTAAGATCTCAATCACTTTTTGGACAGCTTCTGGTGAATCCGGAGATGTTTCGTTTTGAATTAGATATTTTTCCATTTCTATTTTTGCTCTTATAAGTCGTTCACGTATATCGCCAGGAAAAGACGCCAATGAATCGTCTGAAATCTGATTAAAACCAAGAATTATTAACAACGAATTATCGTTTAATTTCTCACATATTATCTTGGCATTTGGAAAAGATGGATCCCGACGCCCATTCATCCAATGACCAAGGGCTGCTTCACCTACTGTTAAATAACCAGCAAAATCACCGATAGTTTTTCTTTCGCCTTCAAGTTGTTGCCATTGAAGGAATTTTTGATTTAACCATTTTGAGGATTTGTTTGCCATATTAATCATTTTATTACCTTGTGTAATTAAAAACTCATGCTTGACAAATGTTACAACAGTTGTATAATCATACGTATGTAGGAAAAACATACAGGTGATGTGATTGAAAACACAGGTTACTTTATCGCTCGAAATTGAATCCAGGGTAAAGCTTGAACAGCTCGCTGCCCAATCAGATACCTATATGTCCACAATCGTGGAGGATCTGATAGAAAAAGAATTTAAAACCAAAACGATGTCTGATCAGTTGCTCAAGGAGATCGACCCCGCGGTTGAGAATTAGTTTTTGTTTTCATAGATAGTTTATAGCACTTTCAGATGGTTATACACATCCGGACGAATTCGGGTGTATTTGGGCTGCAAATAGCTGGAAATAGTTGAAATAGGATCAATCCGGGTCGGAACCGGATGAATTAACCCTTTACAGGGCGCCCATAGAACGGGCGGGAGGACAACATGGCAACAGAAACGAGAGAATGGCCAAACAACTGGATGCACTTACGTGATTGGATGGCTGAATGTGAAAGAGGTAATTTGACCTTGTTGATGAAGCTAAAGGTTTCAAAGATGAACCCTGAAGATGAGGAAATAATAGAAACCATTATGACCAGAACAATGATCAACCTTAGAGCCCTTGAAAAAGCAGGTGCTCAAACTGACCCTCTTTCAGAGCTTCAAAACATTGTCGAAAACAGTGAAGGCTCATTGCTTTTGCTGCCACAAACATCGAGATTTCAGCAGGTTCCTGCTTGAATTCTGCATTGCTCCTCTGAGCGCAGCCGACACCTTTGAACCGTGTTGGATGAGCCCCCGGGCGGGTAGAACCACCTCCTTGCCCCGCCCGGGTCCGAGGAGAAAAAAGAAGGCTGGCAAATACAGCCAGCACTCGCAAAATACGCTCGAAGTTCACCGGTCTGACCGGATAACTCATTAGTGGTAGAAAGTGCAAGACAGGGTCCGCAAGACCGGTGGACCTGATGCGGGATAGAGGAGTGGCACCTCGCAGGGCCCATAACCCTGAATTCGGTGGTTCGAGTCCACCTCCCGCTACTTGTAACACCCTGGCCGACGATGATCTGACATGCCCCCCTCATGCCAGAGGATCACCACCGTTCGAACCGGTGACGGCCACCATTCTTTTATGCCAAAAAGAATCTGGACCAGGAAGAAGGTTTATTGTCGGTGGCTCTGAGGCGTCGGCCAAATCCGACGGGCGATAAACCAAGACGTAACTCCTCTACACGTTCAAGCGGATGGAAGGCCGCAAAAAAATCGAGAGAGTGGCGCAGTGGATAGCGCGGGATCCAACGGAAGCAGAGGATCCAGACGTCGGTTCGAATCTGACCTTTCTCGAATTTCCCGGCCGGGGTGCTACCCCCCTCACCCTGGCCGGGAGGAGGATGCACTAATTTTTTAGGGGGCCAAATTTGCGAGGGAGGTACCACCCGATGAAGAAACAATCACCCAACAACCATTTCAATTTTATAGTGGCCAAAAAGACATTATGCCGTGCATTGTTCGATTTTGATTGGCTGAATGCTTTTCGTATTGCCCGGATGATCCTGACTGGGTCCAGCAATGTCTAAGCATTCTACGGCAAGCGCTGAAACACTTGAATTGATCCACGCCTATTTCAAGCAGCTTGAATATTCACGCCAGAGACAACTGCAGCTGGTTGATCAAATCATCGGAGGTGAATCTGCTCTCGAAAAGAATCTTTCTTCTGAATTTTTACTTGAGGAATTTCTCAAAACACGTTTGATGCGCATGGTTGGATCTGTAATACCAAACTCTCCCAGATTGGTAGATCCATTCACCCTGCCAGACGAATTATTGGTATCGAAATTGGTGGAGGTCGGGTGATTGTCTCTGGACGGAATGGTGAGCGCCTCCTTCGCTTGCCGTTCTCCCGGGGATTTGCCACCCCAATCCTTTCTGACTGCCGGCCTGGTTCATTCTTACCGATTGAAACAGGCCGGGCAGAGAAGAGGTAGACATGAGAAAGCCTTATCGTCAAAAACATAATGATTTTTCACAGATGAAATTAAATGTGGGCTTTTCTTTGGAAGAAAAGAAGAAGGGCATCACAGATGAGCTGATCAACGCCATCGTGATGATCGCCATGTTCCATGTGGGCAGAGAGAATGCCATCAGCCGCACCAACCTGGTGCGCGAGATCCACGCCAAGGGATTCCACCAAGACGAGCGCACGATCAGGATAGCGATCAGTGAAATGCGCCGGCAGTTGGGCATCCCCATCGCTGGCACTGGTGGCAAGAACGGCGGCTATTGGCTGCTCAAAGACAAAGCAGAGTCTGATGCATATTGTGCCGTGCAACTGCATGACCCTGGTGTCAACCTGCTTGAACAGGAAAGCTCGGTTCAAAAGAATATTAACCGTTGGTATCCGAACGGGCAGCTCAGCCTGCCAGCTCAATTTTAGTTACACAGGACTTGATCATGATGAGACAAATTATTTCTTTGATTCACCTGGTAAAAGCCAGAGGCAAGCACATCTATCCATCAAGTATATACGTGCAGAAATCAGACGAATTACCGGTGATTGGTGAATCCGTGGTGGTCACATCAAAACTTAGTGGAAAGCAATTTGCCGGCACGGTGACCAGCGTTGATGAGAAAAAGCGAACCTATGGTGCCACCGTGGATCTAGGAACAGAGATCAACACGGAAATGGTGCCTGTATGAAGGGAAGAATGTTCTCGCCAGAGATCAGAAAAAGCAAGAATTTTGCGAAGCTGAATTTTTATCAGCGCGATCTCTTTCACGGATTGATTGAGAGCTGCGCCGATGACCAAGGCAGAATGCTTGCAGATCCTCATGTTATCAAAGCAGCCGTGTGGACCTGGGATGACATCTCAATCGAACAGGTTCAATCAGATCTTGATGTCCTCGCCGGCGGGAAGTTCCCCTTCATCTTATTCTACGATGTTGACGAGGTCAGATATATCCAGGTGATCAAATGGTGGAAGTGGCAGCAAGGCATGAGCTATGCCTCACCGAGCCTGTACCCTGCCCCGGCTGGTTGGACTGACCGCATCAAGATCAACACTAAAGGAAACAAACCCATGATCATCAATTGGGATAAAACCGGAGGTTTCGCCAGCGAGAACAATATAGACGGTCAAGTACCTACTTTGGAACCTACCCAAGACCCTACCTTAGACCCTGCCCCGGAAGGGACCAAAGTAAAAGATGTTAATAGTAATAAAAACAAAACAAATGAAAAGGTTAAAGAGAATTTTAAAGATCAACAAATCAAATTTGAAAATAAGCCTGGCAGTGAACTCTCTCAATTTGAATCTGATCTGATGTTTTGGGATGAGGCCAAAGGTATTCTGCAGCGTGACATCAGCAAAGCTATGTTCGACACCTGGATTCAACCCCTGATATTCACCGGTCGCAGCGGAAACCAATTCAAAGTTCAGGCTTGTAATCAACACGGCCGTGATTGGGTTCATGCAAGAGCCGGACCCATACTTGAGCGTATTTTGGCCGGGCTGGTCGGTGAACCGGTGGTGCTGGTGGTCAGAACGAAGTTTGAAGATTTGGCAAGAGAAAAAGCGAGGTAGGCATGTCAGAGTGGAATGAAGCAAAACCAGAAGTGATCGAGATGGCACAAACCCTTATCGCTGAATATCACAAAGAAATCAGACGGGCAAACATCGCCTTTGTGATGAAAAGTGATGACAAATTCAAATTGAAAAAACATCAAAAATGGGCAGTTGCCGCGAAGATCCCGGCCAAATATGATGCCTTTTTAGACTTTGACTTTTTGATCTGGATTCAGGAAGAAATCTGGAGACTACTCAATCCAGATCAGCGCCGTGCTCTTATTGACCACGAACTCTCCCATTGTGGATTCGACGAGAATGATCAACCAGTCATCATTCCACATGACTTTGAAGAATTTTCGGCGATCATTGAACGCCATGGCCTTTGGCGCAAAAGCTTGAAAGAAATGGGCAAGGCAGCAAGCGAATATATCCAGGAAGAACTGAAAATGGCAGAAACAAAAATTGAGATCAGTTCATCAGTGATGCCCGGAAAAGTTGCCAGCCTTACCGGTGCTCAGCTTAACCAGATGGCCAACCCACTTGAACTCTAAGTATTTATCTTCAGAAAGGATAAATCAATGACTGTAAATAATTTCAATCTCAAGGATGTACACCCGAATTCAAACCCGAAAGAGCGAAGACCCGGAACACATTAAGAATCTGGCCATGTCGATCGCTGAACGCGGTTTACTGCAGATCCCGAGTGCAAGGATAAAAGATCTCTCATCTGTGGAGCTGGTCTTTGGCCACTCACGTCTGGCTGCCTTTCAGTTTCTGACCGATGCCGGCAACAAAGGATTTGAAACTATCCCTCTCAACATCGTCGAGATGAACGACATTCAGATGTTCGAAGCTGCGGTGGCCGAAAACCTCGAGCGCAAGGACCTTAACCCGATCGAAGAGGCCATGGCAATGCAGTCTTACATGATGGAATTTAGAAAAACCAGCGAAGAAGTTGGCCAACTCTTTCACCTGAGCGATTCTGCTGTGCGCGGCAAGCTGCGCTTATTGAAGCTGCCCCCAGAGATCAGAGATCTGGTTGGAGACAAGATTACCGAAGGCGGCGCCCGGGAGTTGGTGACCTTTTTCGATCTGCCGGCCGAGATCATCGAAGAGAAATCATGGAATTTTCGACATGGAATAGACAGCAGAAACTTGTCGCGTAAAGAAAAGTTCATAGAAATGGTGGACGCCGGCGCCAGTGCTGAGCTGATCAAAGAGGAACTTGACAACATCATTACGCGTGTCGGAAAAGACTTGTCAGATAAACCCTGGAAGCACACCGACGAGCTGGTGGGCAAAGGGATCATTGGCCAATGCAAGGGCTGCCCGTTTCTACAGAAACGCGACAATAAAGAGTTATGCCTGAAGCAGGAATGCTACGACACCAAGTTGAAAGCCTGGAAGCGGCAGTACCTTTCACAAGCAAGTTTGATCAGCGGCCTGCCTGTGCTTGAGGATGATCGATCTGGATATGATCAACACACCATATTCAGCGGCAAAGATGCCAAGCTGGAGAAGATCCGCGCCGGCAAGTGTGAGAACCTGCGATTGATGTTCAACCAATATTCTGACAAATTGACCAAACACCAGAGCATCGAAGGTTTTGAAAAAGCCCAGGTGGTGTGCTGCAAGGGCGAGCGATTTTGTAACTGCTTGAACGCACTTGAACAAAAAATAGATGTGAGCCAAAGTGCAGAACAGGCCGCCGAAGCACTCAAAGAACATAACCGGCTGGAACGCGCCCAAAAGAAGATCGACAAAGAAATTGTGGCCAACATGGCGGATGAAGCGGCAAAAATTATCTTCCGTGGTCTTCTGATGGATAAAGTAAAAACATGGAAAAAAATCCTCTCAAATATGTACTCCTGGGGACAGGTCGCCGAAGACATCAAAGACGCTGAATCAATGGATGACATCATGTGGAAAATGGCCGTAAAAAAGGCCAATCAAATCGTGTGGGATGGAATGACATCCAAGCAAGCATCATCAAGTTTGAATAGTTTTTTGGAGGAATGCGAGCTTGAAAAATTGAACGTTCAGGTTGATCAGCCGGCGCCTGTGATGGAGGGTACTAATGCCTAACACCCAGATGATCAACGTAAATCTGATCAGGCCCAACCCACAGCAGCCGCGCATGTTCTTTGACTTGGTAGAGCTGAAAGACCTTTCTCAATCCATCCGCGAGAACGGGTTGATCCAACCCATCACGGTTGAAGGACCAATCAAAGACGGCAAGAAACAAGAATTCTATACGCTAATCGCCGGTGAGCGCCGGCTTCGAGCCACCAAGCTGGCTAACATTCAAGAAATTGCATGCATCGTCAAAGAGCCTGAGGCTGACAACGGGCAACAAAACAGGGCACTGCTGGCACTGGTTGAGAACCTTCAACGCTCAGACCTAGGGCCAATTGATGAAGCATTAGCTTTTCAAAAGCTGCATGACGATTATGGCATGTCTAACATATCGATTGCCTTGAAACTTGGGCTTTCTTCTGCAAAAGTGGCTACCCGGTTGAAACTTTTGAAGCTTGACAAACCCATTCAGAAAAGCATCAACGAGGGCAAATTGATCAAGGATGATCGTTTTGTGGATGCGCTGCTTGCCATCCCCGATGAAAAAGCCAGGATCAAGATAGCTTCAGATCTTGCCGAACGGCATGCCAATTTCAAGGTGGCCATGCAAGCCTGTGAGCGTTTGACCGAACACCTGGCTGAAGAAAAGATTCCTGAAACAGAAGTGCCGGCTACTCGCTGGGCAAGGATCAAAAAAGGCGAAGTCAACCAGCCCATCTATGATGTTTTCACCGCTGCCGGCAAGGTACCACCCTGGCCGCTCGTTGAAGTGGTTGCGAGGGATGTTTGCCAGCGGTGTGAGCTGAGGGCTTATGCCTCAAAAACCACCTGCAACGGCTGCACACTGGTGGAGTTTCTGCAGGGGATGACCGGAAAGGTCAACCAGGGATAAGCCATGAACTTCATTACTGCATTTGTTGACCAAGCAATGATCGCTAACGGCGCCGACCCGGCCGTGATCACTGCGCGTGGTGGATCTGTGAGAGGTGTCACGACCGCTGGCGAGAATAGATCGATCATCATCAATTCACGCCAGCCACGATGGACTGATGAAGAAAATGAATTCATGGCCGCGAACCTTGGCAGGATGACAATGGCAGAGATCGGCGCTGCGCTCGGCCGAACAGAAAACGCGGTCAAAGTTCACCAGGTGCGATGTGGGTTCAAAGCCCCCACCCGCCAGCCGGGATGGCTGACCGCTCACCAGGTTTGCAATCTTCTTGGCGTGGATTCACATGTGATACCTGGATACATCCGCGACGGCATCATCCCAGGTGAATTTGTTGCCTTCAATAACCGCAGGGTTTTGCGAGTCAGATTCGAAGATCTGAAGTATTGGATCACGCGGCCGCAAAACTTCCCTTATATAAAAGTGGAACGCATGAAGCCAGGGTATCTTCGACGCCTGGTTGAAAAAGCTCATGCCAGGTGGGGCGACGAGTGGATCACCATGCGCCAGATGGCAGAAATGTATGACATTGAAGATGTGAAGTTGGTCACATGCCAGTTCATGAAAGGAAAGATGCCCGGGTTGCACATATTAAATATGAGCGGTCGAGACAACGGCGGCTGGGGTTATTGGTATGTGAGGCGCAGCCTGGCAGAAAAATGGATCAGGCCAAGAGGGTCAGATCTGCGTGTGGATTGGGCGACGGCGGCAGCCAGGGACTTCATGCTCAGGATGAGCGCTCAGGGTTTCAACTCTGCCCAGATCGGCAAGATGATGAAACGGCCTCAAAAAACGGTCAACTATCTGATCAGAAAATTCAAGCTTGAGCTGCCTGAAGAACAACAAGTTGGAGCGTTTAAGGTGAAAACTCACCGCGGAAAGGGAAAAAAGAATGGCTAAAACATTATTACCCAGGAATATCGCCGACGAATTCAAGCGTTTGGTGAAGATAGGAAAAGGAAAACCAGCGAAGATCGCGGCAGCCAGGCGCTGGGTGTATTCACGCACGATGGTAGAAATGACCTTTGCCTGGTGGAATGAGAACGCCGATACATGCAACGCCGAGATGGATGCAATGATCGCTGAGGTACAGAATGCCAACTAAGATCGAATGGGCAAATGAAGTATGGAACCCTGTGGTGGGATGCACCCCGGCCAGTGCCGGCTGTGACCACTGTTATGCAAGAGCAATGTTCAATCGAAATCTTGTGATCCACACCCACAAGTTCGAGAACCCATCAACCTACCCCAACCGGTTGGATATACCCTTCCACTGGAAGAATCCACGGCGGGTCTTCGTCAATTCGATGAGCGATCTTTTCCACCCGGATGTGCCCTTCTCATTCATCGATGATGTTTTCTCCGTGATGACCGGGAACAACAGGCACACATTCATGGTGTTGACCAAAAGACCAAAACGGATGATTGAATTCTTGAAGCAGCATTATCTTCCAGGTGCTAAGGCAGACAACATTTGGTTGGGAGTCTCTGTTGAAGATCAGGAAACAGCCGATCAAAGGATTCCCCAACTTCTTTTGGCAACTGTTGCTGCGGTCAGATTTGTAAGCGTTGAACCGATGCTCGGGCCTGTGGAATTAAGAAAAATCAAAGGCGATTTTGTCAATTTTAATGTGTTAGATAAGAGTCGATTTGATTATGGTATTGATGGATTTGGTGTTGGTGCTCCAATGTCAATAGGAATTGATTGGGTGGTTTGTGGTGGAGAAACAGGTCCAAGGGCTAGACCGGTGCACCCAGATTGGATTCGTTCGCTGCAAGATCAATGTGTCAAAGCCAACATTCCGTTCTTTTTCAAACAATGGGGAGAATGGCTACCTATTTCGGAGATGAAAGAATCAGAATGGGACAAGCTCTACAAACCTCAATCCAAAATATATCCAGAATCAAAACGCGATTGTAAGGTCAAGAACGTTGGCATTCGTTTCGATGGAGAGATAGACAATTGGGAATCTATTGAGGGAAAACCAACCTTCCTTACATTCAAGATAGGCAAGAAAAAAGGTGGCCGAAAACTAGATGGCCGCGAATGGAATCAATTTCCGGAGGTGAAACAATGTATCAAAAACTAATGATTATCGGACGTCTGGGAAAAGACCCGGAAATGCGCTTCACCCCTAATGGCCAGGCAGTGACCAGCTTTTCGGTTGCCACTGATCGTCAATGGACTGGTGAAGGTGGCCAGCAAGAAAAAGAAACCGTCTGGTTCAGAGTATCAGCCTGGGGAAAACTAGCCGAAACCTGCAACAACTTCCTTCAAAAAGGCAAGATGGTGATGGTCGAAGGGCGGCTGCAGGTTGACCCCAAAACAGGTGGTCCGCGGATATGGGCTGGTGCTGATGGAACCGCACGCGCCACACTCGAAATGGTGGCTGCCACGGTCAAGTTCTTGAGTCCGCGTGATGGTGGATCTGTGGAGCAAGAGCCTGAACCCGGTATGGGCGAAGATATTCCGTTTTAGTGGAGGGGGTTATGTTCTTTATTGGTCTCGGTTTAGGGTTATTGGTTGGTTTATTGGTTGGGCTTTTTTCTCGTGGTCTTGGAAAGTTGGCCAAAGACGAGAGAGAAGAAATTAAAAAATATCTTGACAGCCTGCCGGCAGACGAACAGCTCAAGCACTGCGGCACGTGCGGTGCCAGATTAGAAGATTAAGGAAAAAGAAGATGCCAAAAGTAATTACTGACTTGAAGTTGATCACTGACGAACTGGGAGTAAGCCAACTGGTTATGAAATCTGTTGACCTGCGCACCTTTGGCAGTCAGATGTTTGAAAATCCGATCACCGGTGAAGAATCTGACTGGCAAGCTGTTCCTGTAGAGGTTATTGAAATACCTTCCGAACCCATTCCAGGAGAGACCGAAGAACCAATAGTAGAACCTGCGGCCGAAGAAGCAGCAGTTGAAGAACTTGCAATAGAAGAACTATCAGTAGAAGAACCAACCATTGTTGTGGTTTCTGATCTGAAAATAGAATCCACATTAGGGCCGATGACTGAGACATCCGTGGATGTTTCTGCAGAAACGGTTGATAAACCAATCAAAGACACTGGCTGGTGATCTGATGTCAGAATTCAAAGTGTGTGGCATGAAGTCTTTTGTTAAATACACCTGGCCAGGCCAAAAAGAAACAACCGCCTGTTTGGTGCATGCCACGATGGTGGCTAAGCTGGCCAACGCGATGGGTTTCAAGGTGAACATGCTGCCGATATATGAAGTTGATCACCACGAAACATGCCAGCACGAAATTAATCCAGTAGAGAATTAATCGGAAAGCGAAGATGCCACAATTGCGCAGATTTAAACCATACACCGGTCCGTCTTTCAGAAGAGCCCAGATCATCAGACTTGGCCGACTTCTGGATATGGAATACAAGCCCAGCGAAATTGCCGACGAAATCGACATCGATGTGAGCGCGATTTATCAATCTTATCTACCCAACGGCTGCCCTCACCGACGCGACAAAAACAACCACATCTGGATCCACGGCACCAGTTTTGCTGGCTGGGTAAAAGAAATTGTTGAGCGCAATAAAAAGGTTCCGGGCTTTCCGCTGGGTGAAGATGAAGCCTGGTGTGTAAAGTGCTGCAAAGTGGTGACGATGTTGGATCCGCACGAACGGAAGATCAAGACAAATTTGAACATGATTTATGGAAAGTGCTCGGTCTGCAGCGGCAAGGTTAATAGGCTAAAAAGCGGGAAGGTGAATTAATGATCAACCGAGAAAACTGGCAGGATGTCAATCTTTATTTGAAGTACCTCGAAAAAGTAAAGCAGCTCGACGATCAAACCATCCATCGCCGGCGAAGCATGCTGCATCACCTTCTTCAGTGGGCTGGTGATAAACCGTTAGGTTTGGCCAGAAACATAGACCCCACTTTTCCTGTGTTCCTATTAACCTCCCGTTTTGATGGAAAAGATAAAAGCTTGAGTGCTCCAACAATGGCAGCAACATGCGGCACAGTGAGAAGATTTTATGAATGGGCTCGCATGGAAATGCCTCGCAAATATTCCAAGGTTACTCCTTCCTGGTTGGATCAAATGAGACCTCCAAGATCGAGGGGTATGCAAAGCGAAATTCATGTTCATGAATATTACACGCTTGAAGAAATGAGAAAAGTCATAGCTCTGAAACCGGCCACAATTCGAGAAGAAAGAGAACAGGCCGCCATGGCATTCGTGTATCTTAGCGGCATGAGAGCCGACGCATTCGCTACAGTTCCAATTTCTTGTGTGAATATTGAAGACATGACGGTCAATCAATATCCTAGCGAAGGGGTCAGAACAAAAAACCATAAAGCAAAACAAACCTTCCTTCTTCCAATTCCGGAATTGATCAATGTTGTTCAAGCCTGGGATGATAAGGTCAGATCGTTGCTTCCTAATAATGCGATGTGGTATGCCGGCATAAGGTCCAACGGTGAAGATTTGATACCAATGTACGATGCCAATCCGCGGCGAGGTCAGGATATTGCCGAGGGATGTGAATTGATCTGCGAGAAAGTTGGGATCAAGTATCGAAGTCCGCATAAGTTGAGAAATGGCCACGTTGTTTATGGAACCAAGTTAGCCAAGACCATAGAGGATTTTAAAGCCATCAGTCAGAATGTAATGCATGAATCAATGGATATCACCCAGGAGATATACGCTGAGCTGAGCGGTGGTGATGTAAAGAAAGTAATTGAGAAATTCAAACCAAATGACGGTGGAACAGCGCTCAAAATGCCCGAGAACGCTCTGGCGAAGCTTATGATGCAGACGCTAAAAGAGCACCCTGAATTACTGGATGCTCTTTCGAAAAACGAATCTTAA